ACATGAAAAACTCTTCCAGAGTATACTCATCGCGCATAACAGTCCACCACTTATTATATGCCTTTCTAGAAAGTTCAAGATCTGGTCGATCAGTTCTTACAAAGTTTTGTTCATAACTCCCGATATGGGGATTAACACTAATCAAAGGCATACAATATGTATTACCCGAGTGACACATGAAATAATCAATGGTTCTATTGGGCATATCTAACATCTTTCCCCACTTATAGTTTTGAATCTTTTGGGAAAGATCGTATTGATCACCAACAGTAAAAAGTCTCATCAACTTTTCCGCATATGGTCTATTAATTAAAATAGGACCGTAATCATGATGTGATCTGATTGGATGGAGAAAACATGGAATTTCCCACTCATTTTCAAATCCGAGTTGAATACAATCCCAATCAAAAGGAATATGATTCATTAAATATTCCCAATCAAAATGCCAATAATCTACAAATTGATAATCATAATCATCTTCCATCAATAGAAGATGTTTCTCATTGGTAGTAGTCAACCAATGTTTGATCATATCAAGAGTAGAGATTGCTATTGCAATTTCAATGATATGTTGTCTCCATCTGACACAATCAGACATATCATTCAATATTACTCGTTCTTTCCAATCTATAAAGTTATCAAATTTGTACTCAGATCCAGAAAACCTCTTAAAATTAGAAATCTCTAATTTATCATACTGAAGTTCTGTATATTCTCTGCGATCTGGTCTTTCGTCCAAATTCAAATAATATAGTGTTGGTAAACCTTTTAATTTAGACACATTAGTTGATGTATGGGTTTTTTATTAGTCTTCCACCACTTTAACACAGTAGCGTCAGATTTTCTAGCCATTAGATTTTCGTGTTTTACATATCCATCACTAATGAACTTACTATTAGTAATAAAGAGTGGAAAAGAATATGTAACTCCAACTTGATATGGAATAAAATCACCCGAGTGTACATGATACCCTAAATCTTGATATCCATAGTTGTGAGAAAAATTCCAACCATTATCAAAAAACATATCCACAAATTTTTCTGCGTATCTTTTGGTAATTAGAATACATGCAGCACTATGATTATTTCTTGTCCATGGAACTAATTTCAGGGGAACGTATTTCTCTCCAATAATGTGAAGTTGTACACAATCCCAATTTTTTGGTAGTTTTTCATAAAATTCAAACCAATCAAAATTCCAGTATTTTGTGGTCAGAAAAGATAGATCATCTTCAATCATCATACAGACATCCTCATCTTCATCATTAAGGAAGTCTTTTATCATTTCCGCTCTATTCACTAAGACTGACATATATCTCGGTTGAGTCTTAAAATGAGATTCCAGAAAATTTCCTTTTAAGCCAGAGATTTTTTCTTCGCTAAAAATGGAAGCAGAAACCCGTTTTGTATTAGTCAGTCCATACTTTTTAAACTGAGATCTCATGTACTCGTCTCGCTCAGTCCTATGATCTAGATTCAGATAACGAATTTGATGGGGAAAGTTAAACATTAACCACCTCTTTGGTCATTAACACATCACTATCATCACCATAACTAAAGAACTGGTCTAGTGTGAAATTATCCCTCTCTTTTGTCCACCATTCATAATACAAGTCCCTACACAGAAAGTGATGTCTCTTCGGTTTTGCATCTAACAGTGGAAGTGTAGTGATCAGAGGCATTTGATATGTCTTACCAACGAATCCAAAAAATTGATCTATACCTAAACAACGATAACCTTGAGTTCCTCCAAATCTGTTGATAAACATATATTTTCCATTTCTACTGTGAATTTTCAGTAGTTTCTTAGCATACCACCTGTTAATCATCACTGGACCAAATGCAGAATGATTACTCTTTGGATGGAGGAAAAAAGAAATGAATAATTCACTTTCAAACCCTAATTGAATACAATCCCAATCATATGGGAGTTTTTTCATCAAAGTTTTCCAATCGAAGTGCCAATATTCAATAAGATTCAGGTCATAATCATCTTCCATCAAAATTAAATAATTCTCATCAGTGTTTTCGACCCAATGACGAATCATTTCCAGTGTAGATATTGATATACAAGTTTTTAGATAGTCAACTTCCCTTAATAACTCTGGTTTATAAACATACTTCGACCAAACATCATAGTTGTTCGGAATGATACCATCACTCCAAAATCTCTTATAATTAAAAATGCCCCACTTATGAAATTGGTCTTCCATCACACCAGACCTTTCAATATGGTGATTTAAAAAATATACAGTAGGGAAACCGTGAAGTTTAGACATACCAAGTAATAATAGAGTATCTGGTTCCAGAAGTCACTGGAAGTATTTCATGAGGAAACATGAAGTTTGATGGGAAAAGGATAGCATCTCCCTTTTCAAATTTATATACTTTTTCTCTATTAAAAAAGGCAAACTCACCACCCTCATAGTCATCATTAAGATGGAAAGAACAAGTTACAGATCTTTGTTGATGTTTAAATGAATCGGTGTGTTGGGTATAAAACTCTCCAGTCCTATACCTAAGGAGATCGTAACCAGTATCAATTTCTGTCTGAACCCCAGGCCAACGTTCTCTATATTGTTTAATTGCTTCTGCTGCACACTCAAACATTCTAGAGTCCAAGTTTTCATAAACAGAATTTTGACGTGGGAGATGAGATAATCCGATTGTATTGCAACTTCGGACATCTTGACGAAGATCACCAGAACCAACTGAGGCCGGATTCCAATAAACAGAGTCCTCTGGAAATTCTTTTAGAATATCGTCGCACAGATTATCAGGCACAAGTCCCTTGATTACCATGATGTAATCACTAATCATTGATTCTCCCCTCCCAGATTCTACTAAAAATGGTTTTGGTTTTGGTTTAAAATTATTAATTCCTGGTCTATTTTTATCAAAGTAAGAACTAGATCTGTCTCCTCGACTATAAACGTAGTGCATGAAGGTCTGAATATACCATTCTCCCTCATAACTAGTTCTCCAATGTTTTGCATCACATCCGCGATAGAACATTGCATCACCAGGTCCAAGCAATACTGAGTGTTCTTTCCCATTAATATCTTCAATCCAAATTCTCCATGGTCTATCGCTACCCAGATTCAAGGTGATTGATAGTTCACATTCATCTTTATCTTTATGTGGTTTCAGAACAGAACCATTCTGGTATACCCTAGAGTAAGTATAGGTGGGTAATACAGTTTTTTCACAAAGTTTACTGACTTCTGGAGTCTTTTCGCAAAGAAGTTCTAAAAAAGGAAGATAATTGTGGACCGATTTACTATTAGGTTCCTGGGGATCACCACTAACATCATTTTTCTTACAAAAATCAAGAAAATCAAACCCCAGTTTTAGTGCCTTTTCTGCACTAATAAACTGGGGAACAATGAAGTAGTTATCATAGATAAGATCTCTTTGACTCATATTTCTTTCAATAATTCTTCAATATCATAATAAATTTGATTTTCTACTTGTTCTTCCATTGTATATGAAGTATCTCGGGGATTATCTTCAATAGCTTGATTAAGATCTTGATGCATGACATCTACTTTTTCATCGTCTCCGAGTAAAGCCATAAAGTCGGACTCAAGTAGATCAGACTCTTCTTCAGATGGTTTTTCTATTTCATCATCTTCAAGTTCTGCAATCAACTCTTCAATATCGTCATTATCTTCTTCAGTATCTACGAGAGGTCCAGAAATTTCCGTTTCATCATACACCTCTAAAGCATCCAAGATATCGGAAGGATCTCCAGAATTACTTAGAATCTCTCTAATCTTTTTCTGTTTCTCTTGTTCCTCTTTTATGGTAGTATCTCTTTCTTTCCAAAGAAAAATAGCTTTTTCCCAAATACCCAGTTCATCTACAATGATTTCAGGATCTGGGGTAACTAATTCAATGATACCTTTTTCTCCATCCCAACCAAAAGCATGAACACCAATACCATCAATGTCAGGAACCCAACTCATGTCAAAGTTGGCATATGCCTTGCCATCCATGTAAATTGCTTTGTCTGAAGGGATTACTTTCAGATTCATTCTCCTTCGCCTCCTTCCAAAAGATTTTCAATGGGATTAACTTGTACGGGCATGATGTTTTGTTGTTTCATCATTTCTTCGTACACTTGACGATTCTTCTTAGATTCATTTACAGTTTCATTCCGAAAAGATTCAACAGCAGCGCCAGTTTGACGTTGTTGTTGTGAATTCTCGATAAGAAGAGTAGGCATCCAAGAAACTGCACAACCCCAGTGGTCAATATCTTGTCCAGTATTAGGATCCATGCCACGAACGTGCAAATACCATGCACACTTGTTTTCAACGCAGTCTTTCTTGATTAAGGGACACCAAGTACCCGGCTCTACTTTTTTGAACATGATAAAAGATGATGTAGTGGTATTATATCAGAGATTAGTTAAAACGACAAATGATAACATCCATGTATTGGACTCTTAAGTCTACATCTTTAGTGAAGGATGCCGATCCGTTTGAAAATGGGTGATTGTGTGAACCACCAGTTGGTCCTGGGTTAGTTCCACTAGCAGGAGAAGTCCTAGTCCAACCACCACCATTTCTTACGTCTCCATTACCAGGCGATAATCCAACAGATCCGCCATTAGCGTGAGTATGTGATGGAAGTTCATCAGTAGTTAGAGTATGACCACCAACACTACCACTTATAGGAAAAGTTCCAGAAATTGTTTTTAAAGACGTAGGAAATGCACTAGAAAAAGCAGTGCTACCTCCAGTACCACCACCATTACCAGTAACTACACGCAAAGCCTTATCGTTGTTTGCGGTCTCTTTTGTCCAACCAGTAGGAGCAGCAGATTCAAAGAAAACCATTTTCCCATTTGTCTGAGGAATAATGTCATACTTAGAATCTAGTCTAGTGTTATCACTAAACAGAATACCAGTTGCGTCGAGTTCGGCAGCCATAGAATTAAATCTCCTTAGTTATATTTATCAGTTAAGAAACACGTTTACATAGAATGAGATCTACGTACTGTACTGCAACATCGAGACTAAAAGAGTTGGGAACAGTTCCTGAAGCAGAAAATGGATGATCATGAGATTGACCAGAACCTCCAGAAACATCTCCTGTAGCTGGAGAAGTTCTAGTCCAATCTGGAGAATTACTTCTTCGTGCCACATCACCACCAGTGTAACTACCATCTGGATTTTGTGGGTTACTGTCTAAACCAACTTCATTACCATTAGCGTGACTATGTGATGGGATTTGAGAACTACTTAAAGTATGACCCCCAGTTGAACTACTTCCTGGTGTGGAATAAGGAGTTTCTAAGTGAGTTCCCGATCCAAAAACAGTAGTGAAAACAGTACTACCTCCCGTGCCGCCACCAGTTCCATTAACAACTCTCAGTGCTTTATTGTTATGAGATGTTTGTTTAGTCCAACCAGGAGGAGCAGAAGATTCAAAGAAAAACATACCACCATTAGCACTACTAATGGGTATAATATCATTCTTTGAATTCAAAGATGTAGTGACATTACCATTAACATCAGTAAAATCAATACCAGTATTAGTTAACTCTGCCATAAGTTTTACACTGTCGTACTTTATTTATCGCACTCGCCGGTTTTGTTGAAGTTTTTACGGCACTTTTTCACTTC